AAACGAATTCGTTTGTTCAATCTTTGTAAAACCTGCTCGTTCAATTAACTTTATTACATTGAACTTTGTAGGTGCGAGAAGTGGTGTAGAGTTTAGTGAAATCTATTCAGCAGTTTAAGGAGAGTAAAGAATGGCAACAATAGACCAATTTAAAGCAAACTTAATCGGAGGCGGCCCAAGAGCTAACCGATTTAAAGTCTTTATCCCAAGAGTAGGAAACAAAATAGAGTTTTTAGCTAAGGCTGCTAGTATGCCAGGTTCATCATTCGGAGATATCACTGTTAAACATATGGGTAATACATTAAAATTACCTGGTGACAGAGCTTTCGAAGATTGGACTGTAACCATAATTAATGATGTTAACTTTGAAGTTAGAACAGGTTTAGAATCTCATATGAATGAGATTGCTGGAACTTCTGATTCAAGAGGTTCAGCAACATTAGATTATATGGTTGATAGAGCATTCGTAGAACAGTTAGATAAAGCAGACGGAGTTCTAGCAAGATATGAATTTTTTAACATGTATCCTAAGTCAATCGGTCCAATCGCATTAGATTACGATACAGGTGATGCAATAGAGACTTTTGATGCAGTATTCGCTTTTTCCCATTGGGAAAGAGTAGTTTAATAAGTGAAATTAGCACCTAAAAGGGTGTTATAAATAATAGTATGGAAATATTCGGGTTCGAAATCACTCGTAAAAGAGACGAGTTAAGAGCGTTAGAGATTGATAAAAAAGCAGTCTCTTTCGTACCGCCAGTCGATGACGATGGCACACCAGTTATACAAACCCAACCAGGTGGTTTTATTACAGGTGGTGCTTATGGGTCATACATCGACATGGAAGGTGGTGTCAAAAATGAGTCAGAACTCATTAAAAGATACCGTGAAATATCTTTAATACCTGAGTGTGACTCAGCAATCGAAGATATAGTAAATGAGTGTATTACTTCTGATACTTCGGATAGGATAGTATCACTCGACCTCAGAGATGCAAAACTCTCTGATAGCATCAAAAGTAAGGTGCAAGACGAGTTTTATCACATCCTAAACATAATGAGATTCAATCAGAACTCTCATGAATTATTCAGAAAATGGTACATCGATGGTAGAGTCTACTTTCATAAAGTCGTGGACTCAAAAAGACCTAAAGCAGGTATCATCGACATTAGGAATATTGACCCTATAAAGATTAAGAAAGTTCGTAATATTGAGAAAGACAGAGACAATAAAACGAATGTTGAAAAGATTACAAAGGTTGAAGAGTTTTATCTTTTCAACGATAGAGGTTTTGACAAGAGTGGTTCTGGAGAAGGAAACACCGTCAAGATTGCACCAGAGGCAGTATGTTATACTACTTCAGGTCTATTAGACTACACTAAAAATGTTGTAGTTGGGTATCTACATAAGGCAATGAAGACTGCAAATCAGTTGTCAATGATAGAAGATGCACTTGTTATCTATAGGATATCAAGAGCACCAGAAAGAAGAATCTTCTACATCGATGTTGGTAACTTGCCAAAGGCAAAAGCAGAACAGTATTTGTCAGATGTAATGAACAAGTATAGAAATAAACTTGTTTATAATGCTCAGACAGGTGAAATCAAAGACGACAGAAAACACATGTCAATGATGGAAGACTTTTGGTTACCGAGAAGAGAAGGTGGTAGAGGAACAGAGATATCTACACTTCCAGGTGGTCAGAATTTAGATGACATTGCAGATATAGAATACTTTAAAAAGAAACTATATCGTGCATTGAATGTACCTATCTCTCGTATGGAATCAGATAATGGTTTCAACATGGGTAAATCATCAGAGATTACGAGAGACGAATTGAAGTTTAATAAGTTTACTAATAGACTTCAAAAGAAATTTGCAAGAGTATTCAACGATATGTTGAGAACTCAATTAATTTTGAAAGAGATTGTAAGTTCAGAAGAGTTTGATAAGATTAAAGATTTTATTCAATACGATTGGGCAACAGACAACCACTTTACAGAATTAAAAGATGCAGAAGTATTAAGAGAACGAATGGACACTCTAGGACAAATGAGTGAATATGTCGGTAAATACTTCTCAGATGAATACATCAGAAAGTATGTGTTGCATCAAACAGAGGAAGATATCAAAATCATCGACTCTCAAATAAAGAAAGAGGGTGGTGGAGATGAAAACGGTGAAAAAGACGAAGACGACTTCGGAGGATTTTAATAAATGAATGATATATCAAAAGAAATAGTAGACCAAATTGAAGATGGTAAAATGGATAGTGCCAAAGATTCTATCTTTACAGGTTTACATCAAAAGGCAGCCGAGAGTATAGACATGAAAAGAGTCGAAACTCAGGTAAATTGGATGGATAAGAAAGAGGACTAGTATGAAATCGTTTCAGCAAATGACTATAGAACTAAATGAGGCAAAAGTAAAGTTGCCTAGTGGTCATAAACAACTTAAAAATGAAGTAGTTAAAGCTGGAAGTAAGAAGTACGACCTAACTTATTCTCAAAAAGGTAAAGAGGTTTTTGTATTTTTAGATGGAATGGACACAGGTGATACATACAAAAACATTAAAGATGCTGAGAAAAGCATGAAAGACATTAAGAATGTTTTACAGTCTATGGGAGAATCATTCTCTATAGACGAATTTAAGGAGTTATTCAATGAAACTAATATCTGAATATAACGATTACGCAATATCACCTGTAATCATCGAACAAAACAAGAAGGGTGAGAAAGAATACTACATCGAAGGTGTATTCATGCAATCAGAAATCAAAAACAGAAACGGCAGAGTCTATCCAAAAAACATAATGGAAAAAGAGGTTGGTCGTTATAGAAAAGAATTCATTGAAAAAGACCGTGCATTCGGCGAATTAGGACATCCAGAAGGTCCGACAATCAATTTAGATAGAGTCTCTCATTTAATTACATCACTAGAAGAAGATGGTGATAATTATATAGGGAGAGCAAAGATTTTAAGTACCCCAAACGGTCAAATCGTAAGAAGTTTGATTTCAGATGGTGCTAAATTAGGTGTTTCATCAAGAGGTTTAGGTTCGCTTGAATCACGAGGTGATGCACAATATGTTAAGGGTGACTTTCAGTTGGCAACAGCGGCAGACATCGTTGCAGACCCAAGTGCTCCAGAGGCCTTCGTTGAAGGTATATACGAAGGAGTTGAGTGGGTCATGGAGAATGGTATTCTCAAAGCAGTTGAACTTGAAGCAATGCAGAAGCAAATCCGCACTGCCCAAGCGTCAAAAATAGAGGAAACCAAATTAAATTTATGGAAAAGGTTCGTTGAGAGTCTATAACATATAAATAAAAAGTAAACTTATAAAAAAGTTTAATACTCAAACAGGAGAGAAAAATGGCAGAGTTAGAAAATAACCTAGAAACAGTTGAAGAAACTGTTGAAACAGTATTAGAGGCAGGTCAACCTGACGCTAAAGCTGAAAAGGGTGACAGTAAACCTGTTAAGCAAGGTTCATCAGATGCGGAGAAAATAGAATCCGGAAAAGGTGAGGTCGTAAAACCTGAAGAAAATCCTGTTGACAAGTCTGTCGCATCAGTTAAAAAAGCTGAAGGCGAAACAAAACAAGTTAAAGATGCTCAGAATAAATCAGCATCGGCTCCTGAGAAATCAGAAAAACTTAAAGAAGATGACGATTCTGAGAAAGAAGTTGTTAAAGCAACTAAGATGGAATCAATCAAGGCGATTGTCAACAACATGAAGGATATGACCAAAGAAGAACTTCAAAAAACTTTTGGTGAAATGTCAGAAGAAGAAGTTGACGAGACCTTGACTAAAGCAGAAGTCGCTAGAAAAATTGTTGAAATGCTAAAAGGAATGGACGAAGCATCAGTGCTTAAAGTTGCCGAGAAGTATGAAGACGAAGAAGAAGAGGAAGAAGAACAGAAAGAATCAGTTGAAGAAACTGTTGACACTGCAGAATTAGAATCTTCATTAGTAGAGATAGAAGTTGAAGACGACCTCAATGCAATCTCAGAAGCACTAGACCTATCAGATGAAAATGCTGATAAAGCTAGAACTATCTTTAAAGCAGCAGTACAAAGTAAAGTTGCAGAGATTAAAGAGGCCTTAGAGTCTCAGTATTCAGAAGAATTAAAAACCTCAGTAGAGAAAGTTAAAGGTGACCTATCGGTTGCAGTTGACAAATATCTTACATATTGTGCAGAAGAGTGGACGAAAGAAAACGAACTTGCAATAGAAAGAGGTTTGAGAGCGGAGATGACTGAAAACTTTATCGACGGAATGAAAACATTGTTCGTAGAACATTATGTTGAAGTACCAGAAGATAAGTACAATGTCATGGACGAACTCGCAAATAGACTCGATGAAATGGAACAAAAACTCGACTCAGAAGTTTCCAAGAATATGGAAGTGACTGAAGAGTTAGATTCATTGAAGAGAGCAAATGTAGTTCAGGAAGCGTCTAACGACCTAACTGAATCACAAAAAGAGAAAATGGAATCACTTTCAAAAGGTGTAGACTTTAAAGACGCAGCAGACTTCGAAGAGAAGATTGCAGAAATCAAAGAAGCTTACTTTCCTGCAGAAGGTGACAACATTGCAGAAGAGATGACTGTAAGTAGTGAAGAAGGAACTGGTGATTTCTCAGAAGAGAATGAAGAAGTAAGACTCGACCCTACAATTGCAAGATACTCATCTGCTATTAGTAAACTAAAACCATTAGGTTAATTTAAAGGAAAAAACAATGTTTTTATCAGAAAATTTACAAGAAAAATGGTCTCCTATACTTGAGCACTCAGATTTACCAAAAATCGAAGACAACTATAAGAGAGCAGTAACCGCTGTGATTCTTGAAAACCAAGAAAAAGCTATGTCAGAAGACAGAGCTACTCTTGAAGAAGCAGCACCTTTAAATGCTACTGGCTCAGCGATTAGTAATTGGGACCCAATCCTTATTTCACTAGTTCGTAGAGCTATGCCAAATCTCGTTGCTTACGACATTTGTGGTGTTCAACCAATGACTGGTCCTACAGGTCTTATCTTTGCCATGAAAGCAAGATATAATGACGATGTAGACGCGACTAGAGATAACAAATCAGAAGCTCTTCATAACGAAGCTCGTTCAGATTACTCTGCTAGCCCGCAAACTACATCTACTTCAGTAGGTTCAGACCCAATCGGTGACCCTTTCGACACTTCTTCTCCTTCATACGCATCTACAACAGGTGCAGGTATGTCAACAGCTTCGGCTGAGAGTTTAGGTGACGCAGCAGGTAATCATTTTGCAGAAATGGCTTTCACAATTGAGAAAGCAACTGTGACTGCAAAATCCAGAGCATTAAAAGCTGAGTACACACTCGAATTAGCACAAGACCTCAAAGCAATCCACGGTCTTGATGCAGAATCAGAATTAGCAAACATCTTATCATCTGAGATTCTTGCTGAAATCAACCGTGAAGTTATCAGAAATGTTAACATTCAAGCAAAAACTGGTGCAGCTTCAACAGCTTCAGCAGGTACTTTCAACTTAGATGTTGATGCTAACGGAAGATGGTCAGTTGAGAAATTCAAAGGTTTGATTTTCCAAATCGAAAGAGAAGCTAATGTTATTGCAAAAGAAACTAGAAGAGGAAAAGGTAACTTTATCTTATGTTCTTCAGATGTTGCTTCTGCATTATCAATGGCTGGAGTATTAGATTATACTCCTGCTCTATCAACTTCTTTGAATGTTGATGACACAGGCAATACTTTTGCTGGTGTTCTTAACGGAAAAGTTAAAGTCTATATCGACCCATATGCTGGTGTTGACTACATGACTGTTGGTTATAGAGGGTCTAACCCTTACGATGCTGGTTTATTCTACTGTCCGTATGTTCCATTACAAATGGTTCGTGCAGTTGGTGAGAATACTTTCCAACCTAAGATTGGTTTCAAAACAAGATACGGAATGGTATCTAATCCTTTTGTCGGTGCTACACCAGCAGACGGACTTGCTTCAGCAGGAACAAACCAATACTACAGAAAGATGGCTGTTTCAAACATTCTATAATCTGTATAATCGATTTATCGATACTAAAAGGGACTCAATTGAGTCCCTTTTTTTTGGCTTTGCAGTGGCACGATGCAGTATCAGAAGTCACCGTCAGCAACTTGAACTACAGTAGTTCCTCTCTGCCTCCACATGTCAACAACTTGATTTCTATCGTCAAAAACAATGTCGATTTTACCACCAACTTCTTCAAACTTATCTGCAAGGTCAGATTTAAACTCATCGTCTCTTCTGAAGTCACCGTCAGGTCTAAGAAAAAGTCCTTGATGTCCTTTTCCAATCCATTCTGAAATTTGTTTCTCTGTAATTTCTCTTTCTGATTCGTTTCTTGCACTGAAGAAGGCAACATTGTCACCTTGTGCAATGAACCTTTTTGCAATATCACATACCCATTCTACAGGAGTATCAAACTTAGTCTGTTCTCTGAATGATTTCCAGTCTGCAGGTTTTTGAGACACAAAATGTCTCCTATGTTCTACATCTGCAATCGTTCCGTCTACATCGAAAATTATTGTTTGTTTCTTTATCATGTGTCCATTATAGTAAAAAAGTGACCGCTATGGCAACGCCTAAATATAAATAGTATATGTAATGGAGAATATAATGAAACAATATGAAAAACAGGTTAATGTCTTTGAAGGTCCTTGGTCATCTAAAGCATTTCCTAAAGGTGAAGAAACCACAGAAGGTGTTATTCATAGAACAATGACTACACTTTATAAGAAAGATGGTTACTTATGTGAAGAAACAGTCACAAGAGAGTACAGAGGTAATGATTACTTTGACACCTCAACAAATAAGAGAGTATTAAAACTTGACAACAATCAATAAATCAATTCTAAATAAGAATAACTTTAGATTACTAATAGACAAAATACCAACAGTTGAATACTATGTTCAATCTGTTAATATACCTGGTCTTTCATTCACTGAACTTAGACAAGGTGCTGGTGTTGGACTAGATGCATTTTTTCCAGGTGATAAAATCGAGTTTGGTAAACTAAATGTTAAGTTCTTAGTAGATGAAGATTTAGAAAACTTCAAAGAAGTTTATGATTGGATGAATGCAATAATACCCATTCAAGACCCATCAGATTTTGCAAACTACACACAAACCACAAAAACTAAAACTGGTTTAACAAGTGGTATTGATAATGATTTGAATCAGTATTCTGATATCACATTGGTGACAAATACAAATAAGAACATACCAAATAAGTTCTTTAGATTTCATGACTGTTTTCCTACATCATTAGGAGAACTAGAACTGATATCTGGTGCAGAGAATGACCCTGTGACATGTCAAGTAGAGTTTATATTCTCTTACTATGACATTCAAACGACTTCTTAAAACCCCTTATAAATACTAGTATATTATGATATAATGGTCGTATATGACTTTAGATGAAATTAAATTGATGTGGAAAGAAGACTGTGTTGTCGATGATATTGAACTCGACAAATCAAGTCTTGATGTTCCTAAACTACATGCTAAGTATTCAGAATTACTTTCTGATACTCTGGTTAAACTCAAACAAAAACAATTCCAATACAATCTTCTTATTAAAGATAAGTGGTTGTGGTTCAATGGTAAACTTGATAAAGAAACTATTGATAAATACGGTTGGCAAGATGACCCATTTGACGGCATGAAAGTAATGAAAGCAGATATGCACTACTTCTTTAATTCAGATGAAGACTTAACTAAACTTAAAGCACAAGAAGAACTATTAAAAATACAAATGGACTTTCTCAAAGAATGTATGCAAAACATTACTTGGAGACACCAAACGATTAAGAACACAATCGATTGGAGAAAATTTATGGCAGGACAATAATGTTATACGAGAACTATCTTTATGGATTACCAGAATTCTTTACAGAAGAAGAGTGTGATACAATAATTCGAATTGCAGGTACAATACCAACTAAAGAGGGTGCTGTAGGTATGCCAGATGAAAAGAATAAAGATGGACATGTTACCGATGATATACGAAGTTCTTTAATAAATTGGATAGGTCCAGAACAATTACCAACTGAAATTGAAAGGAAGATTGATGATGCTATGAACATGGCATTACAGGACACCGGTTGGGGTTATCATATAGACTATAGACAACAGTATCAATTCACAACTTATAACGCACCTTCAATAACTCAAAAGAACAAAGGTGATTTCTACACTTGGCATACAGATGCAGGTCATCAATTAGATGAAAGAGGTCAGTTAAGAAAACTAAGTTTCACATTACAATTATCTAGTCCAGAAGACTATGAAGGTGGTTATTTTCAATGGTTAGAACCTCAAAGATGTTTTGACATGATGCACGATAACGCAACTATAGATATGACCAATGGTATAAAAACTTTACCATATTCAGTTAAAGATAGGGGTTCAATCTTCTTCTTTCCTTCGTTTGTACATCATCAAGTCACTCCTGTGACAAGAGGCACGAGAAAATCTTTTGTCGGTTGGTGTGTGGGCAATCAATATGTCTAACCTAGTCAAAGTATCAAAGATTGATGAGGTCTTTTTAAAAGTCCATTGTGATGATGGACTTGCAAGAGACTTATTTGATTTCTTTTCTTTTACAGTTCCAAATGCAAAGTTCATGCCTTCCTACAGAAACAAATGGTGGGATGGTAAGGTTCGTTTATTCTCAATCAAAACAAGAAAGATATACATAGGATTACTTCCTTACATAGATGAGTTCTGTAAAGAACGAGGATATGATTTTGAAGGGATTGAAGATGTTATTGGTGTTAAACATAGAGAGAAGTGTAGTCAGTCATGGTTATCAGATTTAGACCTACCTTTTCCTCCAAGAGATTATCAGATAGATGCATTCAATACTGCAGTTCAATATGGGAGACAACTATTACTATCTCCAACTGCAAGTGGTAAGTCATTAATTATATACCTACTTGCACGATACTATGATGTTAAAACAGTTATCATAGTTCCTACTACCTCACTGGTAGAACAAATGACAAAAGATTTTGAAGAGTATGGATACAAAGAAAGAGTCTGTAAAATATATCATGGACAAGAAGTATTTGATGCACCAATAACAATCACCACATGGCAATCATTCGCAAAAGCACCAAAGGAGGTGTTAAGTTCTTTTGATATGGTTGTCGGTGACGAAGCACATTTATTCAAAGCAGATGTCCTCAAAGGTATCTTAGAAAAGATGAAAACTACTGCAATACGATTTGGAACTACTGGAACATTGGATGGTTCAGAGGTTCATAGATTACAACTTGAAGGTTTGTTCGGCCCAGTGAAGAAAGTTATATCAACTAAAGATTTAATGGAAGATGGAACTATCGCAAACTTATCTATAGATTGTATTGTTCTAAAACATCCAAAACAAAAGAAAGAAACCTATCAAGATGAGATGGACTACCTAGTCAGCAATGATAGTAGGAACGAATTTATATGCAACCTTGTCTATTCTCTTAAGGGAAATACATTAGTATTATTCCAATACGTAGAAAAACATGGTGCAGTTTTACATGGTAAAATGTTTAAGAGACTTGATGATAAACTACATTATGTTTATGGTGGAACGGATGTTACTGATAGAGAAGAGGTCAGAACTTTGGTAGAGAAGGCAAGTGACAATGTTATACTTGCATCATATGGAACCTTTTCAACTGGTGTTAACATTAAGAAGATTGATAACGTGGTCTTTGCATCTCCATCTAAATCTAGAATAAGAAACCTACAGTCAATTGGTAGGGGTCTTCGTAAAACAGAAGGTAAAACAGAAATGAGATTGTTTGATATTGCAGACGATTTACAAAACAATAATTACACATTAAACCACTTGAAAGAACGAATAAATATCTATAACGAAGAAGGATTCAAATACGAGATAAAGCAGTTCAATCTATGAAATACGAAGTAATAAAATTATTAACAGGTGCAGAGATTTGTGGAATGGTAGAAGATGTTGGTGACCATGTTAGAGTTACCGCTCCTATGGTATGTCAACTATCTAGAATAGCCTTAACCAATGCTCTTGCAACCTTTATACCTTATACACCTGTAAGTGCAGACTCAATGATTGTATTTAACTCGGAACACATTTTACATAGAAGTAGAATGAGTGAACAATACATTCCCTTTTATGATGAAGCATCCTCTAAGTGGTTAACTCTTGTTGAAACGGAATCTATTCCTTTGACCAATAAGATGCCAAAGATGGAATACATTAAAGACACCATAAACAAATTAGTTTCGGGAATGTCTGATGAGGAATTAGATAGACTGGAAGAAGAACAATTCTTAGAAGAGGATAGTTTACTTTCACCTACCGACCCAAAGAAAATTCATTAGGATTTTAGTTTGTCTAAATATGTGCGTATAACACAGATTATAATCAATTATACAAAAAACTTATAACTTAATTTTAGGAAAACCATGACCACAGCAACTTATTTTGCGAAGAACATGGTGCGAAAAGCTAGAGAAGTCAATCATGTAATACGTCCTCAAAAACGAAAACTGGTTGAAACTATCGAATTTCTAGT